CTCTTACTCTCCGTCAAAAAGCGTTGGATTTATTTACGGTTAGAGGATGCGAAGATTGTTGGAATCAGTTTGTAGCTGCTTATCCTATGAAGGATCAAAGTAGGCCCTTACACAATGATAAAAAGCGTAATAAACTAAGGTATACTGCGCTTATTACCAAGAACCCAGATTTACACGAAACTATTTTAAAAGCTTTAGACAATGAGAAAGAGGATAGGAAACGTGCAAGTTGGGTTAATGAATTTCGTCCATGTTGGAAAATGATGTCATCATATATAAACCAAGAAGCTTGGACTATGTATGAGGATATGCAATTCGATACTCCAACAAATACTAACGAGTCTAATTACGGAGAAGATCTTATATGAGCGAAGAACACAAGGCTTTACCTTGGCGCCATATCTCTCAAGCATCTAATACAGCATTGCGCTATATTGATGGTAGGAGAAAAGGTGAGATCAAATCTCTTACTACACCATGGAAAAAGTTTAACAATGTATCTATGGGGGGTATAGAGTGGCAGACTATCACAACTATTGCTGGTATGTCTGGTAGCGGAAAAACTGCAGTTCTTGGTCAATTGGAAACAGGATTAAAAGATCTGAATCCAGATGAAGATTTTGCAATATTATCATTTAACTTTGAGATGTTATCTTCAAGGCTTGTAGCTCGTAAACTTAGTAACAAGATGAAGATTACTACACAGCAATTGTATAGTGCGTCAGAGAATTTTAGTCTCAACGACAATTACTATATGAATGCAGTGAATGAAGCTCGTAAGTTGAATAAGTATGATATATATTATGTCGATATGCCAGGTAATGTCAGATCTTTAGAAACAACAGTAATAAAATTTTCTAAAGAAATAGGCAAACCGGTTATTGTCATGCTAGATCATACTTTACTTGTAAAAAAGGCAGGCGGTGCGCAAGATAGAGATTTACTCTATGATTTGATGGCTATGTTTAATGGTTTAAAAAAGTTGATTAAGGTATCATTTATCTTGATCTCTCAAATGAACCGTAACATTGAGGCGTCAGAGCGTATTCAGAATCCAGATTTACATTACCCTAAAAAGCAGGACATATTTGGTGCAGATGCATGTTACATGTATTCTGACATTGTAGTGGTAACACATCGTCCAGAGATGCTTGGAATTAGGGCATACGGCCCCAAGAGATGGCCTACAGATAATTCTATATTTTGGCATTATCTGAAAGTTCGGGAGGGAGAGCCATGTATTGCGCTTATGCAAAACAACCTTGCACACAATCAAATATTAGATGCAGTACCGACATATTCAAGTAATCAAGAAACCCAAGAAACAGAAGACTAATGGCACAAGAAGTATTAATAGTTGGCGCTAGTGGAACAGGGAAATCCACCTCAATCGAGAATTTAAACCCTGAGTCAACATTCATTGTAAATGTAGCCCGTAAGGCGCTACCATTTAAAGGGTGGAAGACTAAGTATCCTACATTCGACAAAGAGAATCCTAAAGGTAATTTCTGTTCTACAGATGTACCACACGAGATTCTCGGCTGTTTGAATTACATTAACGAGAAGCGTCCTGAAATAAAGACGATTATTGTTGATGATTATCAATACACTATGGCTAATGAGTACATGCGTAGAGCTAACGAGACTGGCTTCAAGAAGTTTACTGAGATTGCCCAGAATGCTTGGTCAGTTATCAATGCAGTTAAATCTATGCGTGATGATTTATTGGTTGTGTTTATGATGCACTCAGAAACTACATTTGATGCTCATGGTAATAAAGTTACCAAAGCTAAAACTATCGGTAAAATGATGGATAATGTAGTTACTTTAGAGGGTATGTTTACAATTGTATTGTATACAGACGTCACAAAGGGAGAGAACGGTATGGAGTATTCATTCATTACAGAGAATGATGGCGCTAATACTGGTAAGGCCCCTAAAGACATGTTTGGATCTGTTAAAATCCCAAACGATTTATCATTGGTAGCAAATGCTATTGAGGAGTATCAATAATTAGTAATTAATTCTTAAAAGAGAGAAAAATGTACGGAAGTAACGTAGAAAGCAACAGTACTGGCGGAGTAATGCCAGCAGTAGGTATCGTAGAAAACTGCGAATTAATAAGTGTATCCTTAAATATGGATAAAGGTGGTCGTTTAGACTTTGAGTTTAAGCAGCCAAATGGTGCAACAGTTAAGCATGCAGAATTTCCTGCTAATCCAGATTTTGGAGATGTAGAGAAACAAGCTACAGATGTATCTCGTCGTGTTAAACATATTGCGACTAAGTGTATGCCTGAATCAGAATTTGTTATTGATAATGTATCTACATTTGCAGAATATGGTAACAAAGTTACAAGTCTTCTAGGGCAAAAGTACTTAGGAAAGAAATTTAGAATGTTATTTATTTACAAAGGTAAATATGTATCACTTCCTAAATTTCCTAACTTTATTGAAAGCATGGATACCCTTGCAGATAAAAGTAATATCTATATTTCTGATTGGAACAAAAAGAAATTAGTTAAACCTGAACCAGATGCTACTACTACAGCTCCAGAAACAGTGCTAGCCACTGGTGGTGCTGAAATGCCGTTCTAATGTACGGAAGTAAGGTAGTAGAATTGAGTGAAGAAGAGATTCTAAGTAGGGTAACCTGCTTAGACATCTTCGCTTATTACATAGGTAAAGATTTTAAGTATGGGAGAGCTATGTGCTCTCCTTTACGTAAAGATAAATCTCCCTCGTTCACTATCTTTAGACATAACAGTGGAAAATTCTTTTTTAAAGACTTTAGTACTGGTGAAACTGGTGATTGTTTTACATTTTTAACTAAAATGTTTGGCCTCACTAGATTTGCCGTGTATCGTCTTATAGATAACGATTTTCAATTAGGTATTTCTAATATCTCTTTTACAACTCCTACTAAACAACATGTAGGAGCACATATAAAAGAACTTGAAGATATTGAACCTTCTTCTACTACTATACAAATTAAATCGCGTCCTTGGAATTCCCAAGAAGATAAAAAGTTTTGGTCTCAATATGGAATTGATTGTGCTATATTAAATAAGTTTAACGTTAAACCTGTACTACATGTATGGATTAATGGTAATCTCATTGTTAGTAGTAACAAATATAATCCTATTTATGCCTTCGACTTTGGTGATGGTAAGATGAAAATATACCAACCATATAGTTTAGTATATAAATGGCTTAGTAATACTAGCGCGTCTGACCTTCAAGGTTTGAGCCAACTGCCTAATAGCGGAGACACGTTAGTTATTACTAAAGCATTAAAAGACGTTATGTGTTTAGATATATTTGAAATTCCCTCTATTGCTCCTTCTTCGGAAAGCTGTATTATTCCTGCAGATGTCATAGATAGTTTATATGACAGGTTTGGTAAAATATACATACTATATGATTTTGATCGCACTGGTATAACTTTTGCGAACAAACATAGAAAATTGTATGGGTTTACGCCGCTATTTTTTACTAACGGAAAATTTAGTACCTTTGATTATAAGGTGAAAGATTTTTCGGATTTCATAGCCCTTAATGGGGTTAGGAAAGCTGCCAACCTAATAGAACAAACATGCCAAGAGGAATATTCATACCAGGAAATGTACCGTCAAGTAAAAATGGTAGAAGATGGACAGGGAGATACTTTATAGTATCCAAACAAACGCAGCGTTATTACAAAGAAAGTAAAAGCGCATGGACAGATAACAAAAAGCAGTTTCTTAAAATGATCAAAGGTAAATCTAAACCTTACAAAATATCATTTAAATTTGTACGTAAGAGCAAACATAAGTTTGATTATATCAATCCCGCTCAAACAATACAAGATCAAATGGTAAAGTATGGTTGGATAGACGATGATAATGCAGATGAAATGCTTCCGATATTTGTAAAGTTTGAGCACAATAAAGAGGAACCTGGAGTTTATATTAATGTTTTAAAATCTTAAATTATGGCAAAACCTAGAATTCAATATCCAGAGGCGTTTGTGACTAAGTGCTTTAATAACCTTAAACACTTTATGGATATACGTTTGTTGATGTCAGCTATAGAAAATGGTCACGATAGTGTTGTTCGATATTTTCTTGAGCAAGCATTTGAAGACAATGATCTATATATTACAGATAAACTAACAGACGATGGAGATCGTATTATTGCAAACGCTAAAATACATGCGCATAAAGTACGCCAAGAATTATACAACGAGTATATGGAATTACTAACACAAACACTTGATAAAGAAAATGTCAGATCAAAACTATTACGCTAGAGAAGAAATTTCTAATAGTGATTTAGGAGAATTAAAAGTATCTCCGCGGAGATTTCTTATGCGAAAGCAAAAAGAAATGCAGATTAAAAGCGCTGCAATGGAGCTGGGAACTCTTATTCATACCTTTGCTCTTGAGCCAGATAGATTTATTCTAGCTGATGCAGAGCCTGTAGGAGGTAAAATGGGTGAGTATATTAAAGCTTACTTTGAATTAGAGAAATCAGGATTAGAAGAAAGTAAAATACCAGAGATGGCTTATTTACATGCTCAGTATAAACCCACCCATTCTAAGCCTGAAACAGTTCTTAAAAGTTTTAAGAATAAACCAGAAAACGTTGCATTCTATAATTTTCTAAAAGAGGCTGACGGTAAGATTGCTGTTACACAAAAAGATAGACAAATTATAAATGGATGTTTAACGTCTTTACGTAGTCATGTAGTATCAAATAAACTATTATTTTCAGAGAAAGAAGGTGTTACAGCGGAGGCAGAGAAAGAAATATTCTTCTCAATGCACGATGTAAACTGTAAATCTAAATTAGATAGAGTATTGATAGATGACGAAAATAAGAAAATAACTATTGTCGACCTTAAAACTACAAGTAAACAAGTATATGGTGAGTGTATTCCACTTAATACAAATACTGGGCACTTAATTAGAGATTGGCATGTTACAGGATTTATGTATTCCTGTTTGAATTATTCTTATTATAGACAGCTTGCATTCTATATACAAGGTATGCAAGAGTTATATCCCGATTATGAGGTTGAAGGGTTTATTATTGCCGTCGACACTCAAGGATCTTACGACGTAGCAGTGTACAAACTGCCGAAAGAATGGATCGCGGAGGGGCTTGAAGAAATAAAATGTTTGCTTACAGAGTATAAACATTATCAAGCTTCTAGTAATTGGAATGTAAAACAAGGATTTGAAGAATTAGTAGAATATTAATTTTTAAACTTTCGCAATGAAGAAGGATTATGAAGAACGGTTAATGCGAAACAAATCTTTTACTTATATACTACCTATGATGTCAAAAT